GAGGAAGTCTTATCAGCGTTCGTCACCCATTAGCGAGTGTCGTAGAATATATCTCACCCAGCAGCCTAACTTGAAGCTCAATCGGGAACCGATCCGTCGCAGCTGTCAGATCAAGGGAGTGGAACGAATTCCCCTCCTCGATCTTAAGCCTAGATGGGCCCCTCGATTGAGTGTACGTTAGGTCTTGAGGTATGGATTTAAGGATCCGTATCAGGGAGTCATGTAGCGGCTTTAGTGCCGCTTGGACATAATAACCCTGCTGCGCGATTACTCGCGTCTTGCCCTCAGGAGCCGGAATAGAGACAATTCTCGCGATCCGTTCAGTACCTGGTTGCACCGGCCGACTATCCGTAACCATCCCAAGCTCTATAGGTCTCTCGGTAACGAGAGATCGGTAATCGCTAATCGCCTTTCCGATACCAGGTGAAATGCTATCACAAGCCTGAATAACTTCAGGGGTCATGACCTGCACATCTGATATCGCGGAGGCTAGCGCGTGTCCATTCGGTCCTCTCTTAGTTGTGAAGTGGAAACCCCACGGATCCAGATGAGGACGACGGATACGTCGAGAGAATTGTTTCGAGTAATTCGAGACAGACTCCCGGATTGTACCATCTATTGAGCTCACGATTGGTTCGAGACTCTCCTTCTTACCCCCTTCAAAACACCTAAGGATACTAAGTAGCGTTAGAACTACAGCGTAATCCCTAAGGTCTGAGGAGGCGGGCTTTATAAATGCAATGCAAACTGGTCACCCGCTCTTATCAGTTTTAACACGATAAGGGTTGGTGAGGATTGGCTGGTCAGCCATTCATCGAGAAGCGAAAAGACGTAGAGTCTTAACGTGGTCGATGGTCCATATTCTTCCATTACTGGAGAATCACCTGTAAAGCAGTGCTATAAAGCGAAGAAGAACTACCTTGCTATCTTTATCTACGAAGAGAACTCATCAAGTGGAAAGGACGGGAATTACTTTAAGTATTCTTTGGTCAGTTCACTTTATGTTTCTAAGAGAATTTATTAGGAATGTAACTTTAGTGATGAGCTCTCTCTTCATAATATTATAGTAGTGGTCTGAGTCCGACGGAACTTTGGCGTGCCAACCGTAGATGATTCACATCTACAATAGCCTCAGCAATGAGAGCAAGGGCCCCCCATGTATCTAAGACTTCTAATTAAGGAAAGTGGATATTCACCTCACTTCCGCCTACGGTAAGCAACCGTAGACGCTGCCCTCC